TTTGACTTGTACAAAAGTGCCCCCTGCTCATACAAACCGTAGGATGACGGTTTGACCCAGAAACTAAAACCTCCTCCATACGACATTCTCGTCGTACTTGTGTCGGCAAGAGTTATTTTTGACGTCGTTGTGCCGCCAAAAACAGCTACAGACGTTTGAAAACTCAACGACTGATGAATCTGCAAACGCAGCTGATTGTTACCATAGATACTTACGTCCCAAGCCCCAGGTTTGTACACGATAGCCCCATTGCTAGTGCCCCCATTTGTCCTAGGGTACACCCACCCAACTAAACTACCCCCGCTGTTGAATCGAGTACCTTGTCTGTCGTACATAATTATTCTGCTGCTTGTATGGCTGAACCTAGCCATCATGGTCTGGTAGGAAGGTGTGTCATAAGTTAGTAAGATAAGCCCACCGTCACCATATTGCCTGAAACTGTAGTGCGAGTTATCCTTGTGTATAATAACGCCCTGGCTACTACCCCCGGAAGTTCTTGGATAAATCCACGCTGACAATGCACCGCCGTCTGCTAAATGCAGATCTGATTGATAGGGTAGCGCTACTTTGCTAGTCGAAGAGCTAAAGTTCGCCATTCCAGGCTGGTATAAATTTTCTGGGAATTCCGGCGGGAGCATTATGTCCCCAGATACTTGACAAATCGCGGATATCGTCAAAGCGGGTATTTTAAAAGATCTTCCCCCCGCACCAAACTTTCCGCTTGTTACGCTAGCGAAGTAGCTGTCTGGCGACGCTGCTGTTTCTGTAAAGATTACATTGGACGCGGTTCCGTGGTTACCGCTGCCGGAATAGTCATAGGCGTCGTGTTTAAATCTGTACCACACAATGCAGCTTGATAAGCAAAACGCGCCTAAAGAATCAGCTGCCAGTCCATAGATTTCATCGTCGCTTAACGGGCGGCTATAAACTTGAAAGTCTGATATAGCACCGTTAAAATAACTCCCCGCATTACTTTTTCCTACGAAGGAGCTGTTTCTATTTCGCTCGTCGGGGTAGATAAGACCCGTTACGCTGGCTATGGCTACTCCGTTTTTAAACACTCCGCAATCAATCGGGGTGTGGCGTAGAGCTACAGAGGTAAAAGTGTTTTGCTCAATGACACTAGATATAATTTGAGAACTGACCGTCAATCCGTCGTTGGTAATATATAGTTTTATTCCAGTCGTCGTGCTGTTGCTTTCCATTCTGAGCACGCCCGAATCCAAGCCGCTTGCGAGTTCGTAGATTGTACTTGATAAAACTAGGCTAGGCTGAACTCTTGTCACGACTGTGTACCCTTCCGCCAGCTCAATAAATAAAGTATTCGTCATAATAATAGCGGAGGTAGACCCGTTAAAGTAGCCGATATCCATACCCGCACCTGAGTAATTCAAGGAGTGATACCCTGTATAATCAATTAGCGATGCGGTTTCACTCGGCTCTTCACATGTATATAATGCGACAGTTGCCGAGTCTGAAGGTAGTTTACCTTTTTGCATGGAGTACGGGTTATTGTAATACGTTAAAAAAATCCTATCGTGTCTATCGATTCCAAATAAACTTCCGGTTTGGCGGGCAAAACTACTAATAAATTCGTATGCATTTGTTTTGATATCCTCTACGTTTTCATACATGACGTCCGAACGTGGGGAGTTAGCTGCAACGGTTAGGCTTAAGGCACTGGGAGCGTATTTGTTTATGTAGTCATAGATTCTCTCTACAATAGCCATTCCGCTTCCCTTCGTCGTCTTTCTCGGAGACAGGACAGAAGCTATGTTAATAGAAGTTAAGTATTCTAGTTTACTCAACACCGCCATGCGACAGGTGCTATGGTTTGTGTATTGTAAAGAGTCCCCCTTTATTAGACCACTAAAGGCGGGCGTTGTGGGATAAATAGCTGTTCCAGTGGGCATTTTATACCCTAGATTGACTTCAATTAAAGTGTTCGGAATGTAATAAAGAGACGCGGAGTTGTACCATAGGCTAGCGTGGTCTGCACGGTCATTGAATTTTCTATAGCTATTGTCGAATTCTAAATCGATTGACGCGTTTTTAAAAACACCTGTTATCCACGCTTGGTCGTCGACGCCGCGATTAATGTCACCGATGCCGTCTTCAACTAGGTACTGTGTGATTGTGTGCCAATCATCTTCGTAGGCGCTGCTACTGTCCGTCGCATTAGGGAGCACAGTGTAGGTCATTAAATTTCCAGTACCATTGTTCGTCGTAGTACCCGCTACGTCTACGATTGAACCTGTTAAGGGGTACCAAGCACTACAACCGCTAAAAGCAACGTCGCCTTGTGTTGTGTAATAGTCGAGCAGCTCATCGTCTGTCAATGCTCGATTATAAAACTGCACATGTTTTATTTTCCCTTCCACAGAAGCTGTAGTGTCTACCTTTCCGAAGTAGAGTGGTGTACTAAATGTTTCTACCGTTTGGCTAAACGGCGCACTGTTTACTGCGTTTAAATCGAGCAGTAGCTCAGTGGTGTTATTGCTTAACCTACCGACTAAGCAGTGCCAGCCTTTCTTTAAAGTACCGCCATTAATCGTTTTGTACACACTCTCGCTATAGCGTACACTGAAAGCATAAGCATCGTATGTATAGGGTTTTAGCTTAAGCTGCACACCGTATGCCTGAGACCCCACAATGTTTCTTTCCGTCGCAGGCGCGCCATCAACGTAACACCACAGCGCAACAGTGACTGCGCTGCCGCTTAAAATAGAGGAGTTATTGATAGTAATGTAGCTGTCTTTGTTAAGTTGAGCGACATGTGCCTCTTTGACGTAGCGTCTTTTCATCCTAACGGATGCTGTTCTAACTGCATCAGGATGCACAGCAGCAGCGTCAAACGTTAGGCTAGGATATTGGTTTAGAAAGTTAGGTAAGACCATGCTAAACCTCTTTCAACGCAAAATTACCCTTACCTATGTCTATGCGACTAGGGTTAGGGAATTCGTAGGCCGTTGAGTTAATAAATTTGCATCTAAATATATCGGTAGGACGCATGCCCCACAGATCAGGGTAACCCGCGTTGTTCGCGTTAGGCCAAAAAAGGAAACTAGCTTTCTGACGACTTAATTCGGTAATATTTTGTAAATCACTACCGGTCATAGACACAAAGTCGCCCATAAGGTGTTCGAAGTTAAGTTGTGCTGCGTATACGTCGTCTATTTCATTATACACCGATCTCCCCGACCTAAGCGTTGTTTCTTTTCCGATCGACAAGGAGACGTAAGAAAAAGCGTCAGGATTGTTGTTTAGTTGAAACTTCTTTTTTGTCGCGATAAGCTCGCCCATACGACCTGCATAATTGTCTTGAGTCGTACTGAACACGAGACGAAATTGAAAAGCTTGCAGCGTGGATTCATGGCTGTAGTACAGCATATTGGTAGTTAGATTATTGAACGAGGTAATTGTCTGCCAGCCCGCGTTGGTGTACACAGCTATTCTACCGTTTTGAAAATTATGGTTACATATGAAAAAATCCTTTAGGTAAAAACCACCGCTATAGGAAACGTATTTTACAGAAGGTTGTGCCATGTACAAATAAGCACTACTGTCTGATGCAACGTTAGCGGCACCGTATCTAAATTGTAATTGAGATGTTTCCGAATAAAAGCCAGTTAAGTTATAATCAATAGAGCATCTATACCACCCGCCCCCCACATCGAGTATTATTCCTGAGCCCGTGTGGATGGTGCCGTCTGACAGATTAAACACCGTTGTAGTAACAGCACCGTAATCATATACACCTACAACCGCCATGGTAACTACTCCGGCTTTAAAATAGGCGCTTATTTCTACCAAGCTTAAACTTGGTGCGTCGCTGCCTGCGTAATAGTAGACCCCAAAAGAATCAGCGGTTCCGCCATGCACTTCGTACACTGCTGCCCCAGCAGTGTAGAATAACTGAGTGCTCGTTATAACGGTTGCACTGCTTATGAGTTCCCAGTGTGCATCGGTTAATGTTGGGTAAGGAAGGATATTAGTCGTGCCTGTACCCACACTAACACCAAAATTAACAAGTAAATTACCAGTGGTTGTAAGAAAAGTACAATAGCCTTTGTCACTTCTATTATCAAAGGCAAAGTCAATTGTTTCGCTGTGTAAGTAGTCGCCTGATACGAAGCCGTAAGCTAGGTAATTAATGTCAAAAAAAAGCATATTTTGCGACAGTTCTGTGGGGTTGATGCTAGTCATATATGATTCCTCCCCTATAATATAGCCGCCCTCGTCTGTAATGATGAGGTTCCCGTCTTCATCTATAATAAACAAATCCTGCGTGGTCATGGCTAAAACCTCCCGGTCTTTTTACCCTTTTGAATGTTGTTCCATGTCCACTCAGCCAACTTCATGCCGTCCTCGGCTACTAAAGTTATGTTTTTAAACTCCGTCCGTTGATTAGTATTGTTGTTTTTACTAGCTTTGCTACCCAGCGGTGTCACAGTTACACGCTCAGCACCGGCTTCACCGGCTACAAACACACTCGGTCGGTTAACCACGGTGTCGATACCGTCTGCTAAAAAACCGAGGAAATTACCCATTCCAAGAACGCCGGAGCCTTTACGCCCACCCAGTTGAATGTTAGTGTTGATGATTGGGTTTATTTTGTTGTTGGCACCAAGTATATTACCCCCTATTTTCCCTAGGTACCCGAGAACATCGCCAACGGCTTTTGCAGCGTAATTGACCATGTTACCCAAGGCGCTGATGACGCCGTTTATAGCGTTTCCAATGCCTTGGAGTATGCTCCCTATCGCGTTGGCTGCTGCCTGAAACAAGTTTTTTACAACGTTGAGCGCACCATCCCATGCACTTTTAAAGAAATTACATACAGCAGAAACGGCGTTACTGATTACATTAAAAGCTGCTTTTATAAAATTTACCAACCCATTCCACAACCCAATAACGAAATCGATAGCTCCTTTAAAAGCATTACCGATAAAAGAGCACAAGCCTTTTACGACGTCCTGTATGACAAAAATAATACCGAAAACTACATTTCCGAATATCTTCCATAGAACTGCGACCGCTGCTAAACATGCGGCAAAAGGAGCGATAAATGGAGCAGCGAAAGCTATAGCTGCGGATATTATGCCCTGCAAAATACCAATAACAACACTAAACAGGGCTGAAAAAGCACTAACAATCACACCACCAGCAGCGGAAAAGAAACTACCAATCGCTCCAGCTGCGGCTCCTGCGACGCTTACGATTGTGCTGATTATTCCACTAATTACTCCTCCGGCGCTTGTCCATACAGAAGTTGAGGTCGTTGCGCTACTTGCAAACGACGCACCCACAGCTGCGTTTCCCACAGCTGCTTGTCCGACAACCATATTCATAACGAAGCTAAAAGCCGCAACGAGAACATTCCATAACCCAGAAATGAGAGCTACTCCGCCATTGAAAATAGCAGTAATTGCAGTCATTCCACCAGCGGCGATTGCTTGCATCGCACTCATTGCTACGCTGACAACACCCGGAAGAGCTTTCCATAGGCTACCTATCGTGTTTATAGCAGCCCCCCAACCTGACACTAGCAGGTTAGCGACTACGGGGATAGACGAACTGAAGAAATTAAACAAAGCACTAGCAGCGCTTTGAATTTGTGTCCACAATACTTGAACAGTTTTCCACGCACCGATAAAGTCACCTTTTACTAATTGCGTGACGAGCGTTAACCCGGTGCGCAATACTCCGATGCCGCCAGTGAATACAGATTTTAAGTCCCCCCATACTCCTGTAACATCGAGAATGGCGTTGAGCCAATCAGTGTCAAGAATGTTTGTTATTATATCGAGAGAATCACCTATTATTTCCGAGCTTACCGCAACAGTGTTCTGTAAGTTGTACCACGCGTCGTCTATCGCTACGATTTGATCGAATATCGACATCCTTCCACGCGGATTAGTTATAGCGTAATTAAGCTCATCCCATGCGCCTTCAACGTCTTTAACAGCGTCAGACATGACGCCCATTGAATCAGTAAATTGCCTATCAAGCCCTTGCACTGCTCGCGAAACAGAAACTATTCCATTCCACAACCCTTGCTCTTTTCCGAGTCTCCGGGTTAACGTTTCGACGGCAATGCCCGCTCGCTGCATCGAGGTCACAGAGACGCTACTTAAGTTACCGTACTCTGTTTCGGTTAACTTCAGTTGATCGCGCCAGTACGTTGTTTTCTTTGCTGTGCTATCGGTAGCCATCGCAAGAGAGTTTAAACCAGCGACGCCTTTTACGCCAAGATCATTGGTAACAGCAACTCCAAAACGGTTGAATTTTATGACAAGGTTATCCATGCCCAAGCTTAAATCTGTTGTGCCGATGCGCACCCGATTGATAGCATGTTCCCATTTATTACCAAAATCAACAGCACCAAGACCCATTTGGTTGAGGCTCGTCGTGGCCTTTTGGGCACCTACCTGCATACCGTCAAGCCCTAAATTCACTGCTTTAAACGTGTCTAAGTTTAAGCCAACAAATTTATCATTCCACGTTTTCATCGTAGCGAGATATTTCTCGTGGATTTTTTGCTGTTTCTTTAGCGCTTTTTCGTCAATATCTTCTTTAGCTTTCCACGTCTCTTCGTTGTTTTTTAATTCTTTTTTAGCCCAGTCTTTGCTGTACCGTTCAAGCACTTTATTTCTATCAGCAGCGTTTTTTGTGATACGTTGGCTGTACGTTTCCCACGACATTGCAAGTTCTTGCTGCACCTTTTTAGCAACAGGAACTTGTCGTGAATCAAGATCATACATTAATTGCTCGTGTGCAAGTGCGAGACGCTTCTGCTCTTCCGTTGTATTTCGGAAAAAGCTTTGCATTTTTAATCCGGCAAGAGTAACATTATACGATATAGTCGCTGCTATTTTTGCGATGTCAACGGCTATGTTTTGAAATAATCCGGTTAAGGCATTGAAGACAGCAGAGTATACATCCCAGATAAGCATCCCAACAGCGGTAAAGTCTCGAAATGCGTTTATCAGGTACGCAATAGGAACAGCAACAACTTTTATTGCGCCTTCAACACCCTCTAACCCCGACACCATACCACCTAAAGCATCTTTTGCTATTGGAGCGAGGATGTCACCGATAATTGTGAGTAAACGGAAAAATTCGTCTTTGACGTTAGAAACTTTCCCCGTTACAGTGTCCATTGAGGCAACCATCAAGTCTTTGAATTTTCCGCTTGATAGCTCTTCAAGAGCTTTTTTCATTTCACCGAAGCTTATTTTTCCCTGCTCCGACATTTTGTACACAGCCTCAGTCGTGACGCCAAAATGTTTGGCGAGAGCTTGTACTATAGGGATACCGTTTTCAGCAAATTGACGAATTTCCTGCCCCATCAACTTCCCTTTTGCGGCTACTTGACCGTACGCTAAAGCAATGAGGTCGTACTTTGCAGCGTCACCTTGCGCTAAATCACCCAGCATTTTCATTGTCGGGATAAGATCGCGCGCGGCGATGCCCATAGCCATTAAGTTTTGAGCGCCTTTAACTACTTGTGGAAGTTCAAAAGGTGTTTCTTTTGCGAATTGGGACAATTTCGCCATGAGTATCTCTGCTTGCTCAGCGCTACCGAGCATAACAGTGAAAGCGATACGCCATCTGTCCATTTGATCTGAGGCATGAAGAGCGGCGCCAGCAAAGTTAATTACTGCTTGCCCGACTTTAAGAAACGCAGCACCCAACACGACGAGAGCCGGGTTGATTGCTGCTACTTTTAGACCTATTGTTTGGAGAACATTACCAACTTGATTGAGAGCACCGCCAGCAAGACCGCCGACATCGCTACCAAGTTTTTTGAAATTATTACCAAGGTGTACTACCTGATTACCTAAAAGCTCTAAGCCTTTCCTAGCCAGGTCGTCAGTTAAGTCAACAATTATTTTGAGACGCATGTCGCGGTCTAAAGCCATGTGTTACCTTCCTCCTCGGTTACTTGCTTCTAGTGCTTTCTGCTGCGCCTCTTCCTCTCTTTGTTTGCGTTCGTTGATGAGTAATATATACAGCGTAACTTGTGAGACAGTTAGGTTTAGAACCTGCCCCTGTCCCCATCCGTATTCATGATAAAAAATCTCAAAGGCATCAAAGAAGTAGGTTCTTTTCGACGCACTTAACTTTTTTTTTTACCCTGGGATAGCCCCCCGGCGAAGCGTGATATTCTATCGACAAATAACGTTAAATCATTTTGCATCACGACGATGTTTAATATAACTATTAACATGTTCCACGTTAAATACTTGTCGATATAAACAAACTCGTCGAGTAATTCTTTGTCACTATAATCTAAGCTGTGTTTACTAAAAGCTAAAACGTACGTTACGCCCCATGTAATTTCTTCCCGTTTCTCTGCTAACCACTCTACTAAATTATCGTTGTCTTTTGTTTCGTATTCGTCAACTAATTTATCAAATACTGCGAGCAGTCGTAGCACCTCTTTATACTTAAGCGGCTTGACAGTGTACGCGCGTTTCCCTACAAGAAGCGTGACCGGGGACTCGTCTAAAATGCACGCTGCTCTGCTATAGTCGATTCCGTCATAAAAGCGTGACAGCGCGCGGTGTGATCTGCGCGCTGCGCACGCGTGAAAATAGTTTGTTCCTTTTTCAAGCAAGATTGATAGTATCAACAACCCCGCTATAAACCCGCTGCCAATCAGCAGCCAATGAATAAAGACATCCATAGCATGTCCTTTCTACTGTGTTGTTAATGTTGCATCTGTTATCATCGCGAATGAAACTGTTGTAATACTTGCGTCCTCGTAAATACTTTGTATCGGGAACTTAACTTTCACTAGCTGGTCGGGTTTGTCGATGTTAGCGCCGTCGCCGTTAAAATAGCAATTCCCAGCCATGATAGTAATTTTGTGCGTCTGCGTTGTTCCGGTAATAGTGAGCCCATTATCAAATACAGCTTTCAAAGCTGATTTTGTTCCATTTACGAAGCGGTTATAAAGTGTTAAATCGTCAAACCGAGCTTCAATAGAAAACGTGACTTTCTGCATTCCTTGCTGCAACGTATTAATTTTAGCGCTCCCAAACCCATAGTCGTCCATAAGCCCGTTTTCTACTTTCATGTTAAAGTTAGAAACTGTAATCGTCGTCACGCTTGCAAGGCTATCGCCTACGGTTATATTACCTTCGATAAAGTAAAAAGGATTAAATGAGCGGTACACAGCAGTAGATATGGTATTAACTGTGCGTACTTCGTCGTTGCATACTACGTCAATAGTGCAATTAAGCGTATCCTTGATACTACAGTTCAACTCTAAACTGTTTATTTTACTACCAGTATACCTAAATGTAGAAGTTGAGTCTTCAGTATCACGACATACCTCAAACGTTATCGATGTCGAGCACACACCGCCTAAAATAGTATGCTGATACGCAGAAGTAGACACTGCTGTAGTTGACGCGCTCCCGATACCGTGTATAAAAATGGGTAACCCAGCGCCAGAAACAACAGGAAATTCAAGCGACCCCGTAACGGATTGTTTACCGTACAATCGTTTTTTGTAGTGACGACTCCCATTAATCGAACTAATTATCATCTCTTCGCGCTTCATCTTAAAACCCTCTGAGTTGTATTCAACGAACCCAGTAGGTGTGACGGCGCTTCCATAGGTGCTTTCTACGCCGAAACCAACGTATGAATTATACCCTTTCCTAACCATTTACCCCCTCCTCAGCCTCTGCTTTTTGCTGGACTTTTACTTTATTGCCTTTTGCTACCACTTGCGTGTCTTCTTGCTTCTGCTCAACTGGTACAAAACTACCCGGTAGAATTCTGTTTAAATCATTAACTTCATCGATGGTCAAAAGCAACGTGTCTGTCTCTACACCCATAGGCAGCTTAACACCCATTGGGCGTGTCTTAAGCTTAGGTACAAAAACTTCAGCGTTGCCGACATAATTAACCTTGATCATGTCCATTGCTCTTCCTCCTAATAATCATCGTTAAGATGTTTTTATCAACTTCATACTCCGGGTCAACACCGAGAGATTCGAACAACTCCGCGGTTGTCAAAGTTAAGTCTTGTTTATAAGCCTCTCCTACTTGCGGTAAACGCATAGTTGTTCTCGTCAAAACAACTTTAGTCATTTTTAAACCCTATTTTTTTCTTTTTAGGTTTTAAAACGCTATCCATGTTTTGCTTTTTACCTTTACCACTATCGCAATTTTTACTTGTTTTCTTTGCTCCTTTTGCCATGTTACGCAACTCCTTTTTTTAACCGCGCTAGATTGGGAATTCTGAGAATTCCATGCCCGGTTATGTTAATAGTAATGTTTTTACCCTCTTGCTCAAGTGTATTGACAAAGTCAATCAACCATCGAGCGGAGAAATACATGTTATTACTTGCTTGCACAAGATCGTTGTTAATATCAACAACCGTTATGTGGTTGTACATGTGCTTTTTAGGTAGATCATAATTAGTATCGCGAGGAGCACCGTCGCTATCTTGATCACCATAGTAAGCCCCATTGAGTTTAAAACTATAATCGAAACCTGCGAATAAAATTTCACTGTACCCTAAAACAAGAGTAGCGAAGACATACGCACTGTTTGCGACGTTACTAGCAGCTGGGATGATGTAGTGCTGTTGATCTTTGATATATTTTCCGTAAACGTGGTGTGTTCTAATAGCGTCTTTGTTTAAAGTATAATGAATTTTTCCACCGTTTTTAGCCCAATACTCTGACCATTTATAGTTTGCAACAATGCAAGACACTAGGTTTACGCGGGGAATGATTGAAGGGTTTATTTCTCCGTATTTTTCAAAACTTATCTGTGCGTCAGCTACATAAACAAACTCAGGCACAATTCCGTGTTTTAAAACTGTATGCAGCGCTTTGTCTACAACCATTATATCATATTCATGATGCAGCTTATTATTTTTAATATCGATTAGGTTCTCTTGTAGAGAGCCCCCAAACGCACATAAAATAAGTTTCTTACCTTTCTTTGTCGATGCAATCGACGGGTTCTGCTGTTTTATTGCGCTGTTTCTACGTGCATTCTCGTGCCACAATTCCCCCCATCTTCCGTATGCTCGGTTGCTTTGTTCAATTGTTTCTTGCTTTGTTATTAGTCTCGACATGGTTAACCCTTTCTATGTTACATCAATAACGAAAGCGACCTCTACCGCAGCTGAGCGGTTGTATGGCACCTCGTTGCTAAACAATGTTTTAAAATCAGTTTTACTCGGCTCAACTGTGCGCACTCTAATGCGGTCAGTACCGTTTGTCACACTATACCTGTTGAAAGCTATTTTTTCACGCACCAACGCTTCGACATTCTGAACCATAGTTGTCAAATGTCTATCAGTATCAGAAAAACTATCATAAATACAATGAACCTTAAAGCGAACTTCGAGTTCTCGTGAAGCTTTACCGTTACCGAATTCCTTTAAATTCTCAGTAGACTTTTGATCGATAACGACACTAACAACCGGATACTCTGATTGCATAAACTTATGAACGCGGGCGTCAAGGTCGGTAATAGTTACGATTTTCACGGGAAGGCTTGTGCTAATATTATAAGTATCCGCAGTAGTAGTATTTTGCGCTTTTAGTAAGTTTAAAAACGTATCTCTGATATCATTATAATTAACTAACTGTGTCATGAATAACCCCTAAAAATTTTGCAACCACGTTTCAGCTAAAATGCGTATTTTTGCTACAGCTGCGTCGTTGAGATAAAGCCATTCGCGTTGTGGTATTTTAGCGTTGCCGCGTGTCCCCCCGAATTGATGCACTTCACCATAATTAGCTTGGGAGCCTATCTCTACCTGACGCCCAATTACCCGCCATTCTATTCTTTTTAATAATCCTGTATCTACAAGTATCCTATCGGAATGCTTGTTTTTTATTGTCACAAGACTCAATGCTTGCCAAGGACTGCCGTTGCTGTCGGTTGCCCGATCAAAATTAGTCTCTACGTCTTTAGAGGCTTGCACTCCTACTTGTTCTAAAAAGTCGTGCGGGTCGTCGAGTTTAGCGTTTAAACGCCGCAGCGCTGACTTAACTAAAGAGTCGTCAACGGTGACAACCGCAAATGCCATTAATCCGCCCCTTCGCGCTCTGTTTCTACATTATCGAGTAGTGATTTAGAAACTCGCCAATCAAGCTCGCTATCCATATTGACCGCCAGCGGCTTATTGGATAGGTTTGTCTTTATAAGAATGTTGCTTATTGGTTGTATAACAGTGTGGCTATGAACTAAGCTTATACGCCCGTCTTTGATAAGCTTAAGCAAATTGAGCGCATCTTCTCGATAGTTTAGAACCCATGTATTTTGATTCTGGTTATCATTGACATATTGGCTGCGTAGTACTTCATACGCTGTCAAGTCTTTTGTTATCTTAACAATCAGCTGAGGAACGTCAGGGAGGGGCAAGGAGTACCGCTCGGCTAAGAAGCTGTCCACTAACGCTTCCATGTCAGTTATGTGCCCGTTAACGGTTGAGGTACTTACAACGGTAGACGTTAACCTGAATATAACATCGGTGTACATCGCCCCCGCCGTGACGTATGCACCCATTATTTTTCGCCCTCCATAGTTGTGGTGACCGTAGTAACTGCGGTGTTTTTCTTAATCTGTTTCATAATAACCGGAGCTTTTTCTGGCGCGGGTTGCTCTGCTTCTTGGACTTTTTTTCCAGACTCATCGCATTCGTCGGCTAGCCCCTCGTCAAGCAAGCGTTGCGCGTAAGTAGATTTTCCCGGCAAATCAGTCACTAAATAAATGCTCCCTTTCATCAACCAGTCATGTAATCCTGTGAAGCCAGTTTTTACGGACTGATTCATTTTGATATAATCTATTTTTTTAAACGGCATTTCTCTTTTTCTCCCTTCCTATAATAAAAAGGGGGCGCCCTCGCCGGAAAGCGCCCCCTTTAAAACCCGCCAGTACCTAACTAGGTACCGACAGGGTCAGTGATGAGATATCCAGCAAGGGTGCAAATAACCTTGAAGTCGTAATATATACTAGCTTCAACTTTCGTGGCCTCGTTGTCTTCTTTGTACCACTGTTTTACTGCGACGTTGTCGCCTTTCTTCACGAACTGTTTTGCGTGGGTTAAACCTTTCTTACCAGCCAATGTGTTTCTGTGCTGTAGTAAAAAGTAATTTCCCCAGATATACTGCACGTTTAAAGACGTAACTTCTTCAGTCACTGAGTCGTAAACAGCCCGACCGATGACGATGTTTTCAAGATCAAAAACGCTACCGATAATATCCTCAGTAATCAAACCCCTTTCGGTGTATTTAATTCTATCGAGAATATCACTCGCAGATTGCAGACCTTTGTAAACTTTTCTACCCATTATTCCGAAATTAACATTTCTACCGATCTCTTGTTCAATAGTGAACCGAGCGGTTTCAACGTCTTTAATCGGGGTGGCTGTAGTAGTTACGTCCCATTTGCTAGCTGCTGGCATACTTAAATAGTTAGCACTCGATGCTGTTAAAAAAAGAACGTTGGCGACGGCTTTTTCTTTAGCGACAAGTAGCTGCTCCATAATGTACGCTGTAGCGTCTTGCATTGGGGCGATAGGCGCATCGGCCTCCTCAACTTCTCTATCCGGTACGAATTCATGCAAGCTGTACTGATTTATGCAGTAGCTATCAGTACTTAATGCAGGTACTCTCGTACGATTGGAAACAGAACCGGGCGCCCTAAGAGCGTCGGTTATTTTCCAATTCGTTCTACCGTAGACATAATATAAATCAACCTCTTTGTCCATATTTACGCTAGGGGCTACCTCGTTCGCAATAAAGACTTTTTGATCTTGCAGGTATTGCAAAGCAAAATCGGTAAGAGGTCTACTGATATGAATTTGTGAATGTGGGAAAACCATTTATTAACCTCCTATAATCCCATGCTTGAGCCGCGTGGTAACATAATAACTTCTACAGGTTGAGCAGTCCCAGTCGTTGCATTTACAGCAACACCGATGACTCTATTTGTTTCGCTTGTCGTGAACGTGGTAGCGGCAACCGCCGGGCAACTCATGACGTATGCGGTACCCGTAGCTTGCCCCACTAGCGACCCAGCGGCAATAGTTCCAACCCCAAGCAATCTACGGGTAGGTGCAAATAAATTAACTTGCACACTCTCCTGTGTAGTGCTTTCTACAGAGCCTACAGCATAATTTGTTTGTGTGGTAACTAAAGCTACAGTATTAGATGCGCTGATATAGACGAGCTGATCGATTGATGTCGATGTGTCTAAAGCAGCTGTTCCGATAAATGTAGTGAAAATATCTATTCCTCTTGATACAACAGCCATTTTGTGTTTAACCTCCTTATTTTAATCAGGCCATAAGCCTATGCTTCATACAGATCTTTACGAACAACACTAAGCGCTCTTTGCGCCTGTGCGTAAGTGCATTTGTTGTCTTCCATGTATTTTCTTTCTAGCGCTTTCCTCTCTTCGTCAGCGCTTCTAAATAAACCGGAATCGCTCGCGCTGTGTCGTTTTAATAGCCCAAGATCGGGGATGGTGTTTACAAAAGCTACGACGGTTTCGTAGACAGTCATTTCACTCTTAAGGTTATATACTTCCGGGTTAGTAAAAGTTAGTACTGTGTTAACATCTCGCAAGGTCAAGAGAATCTTTTCGAGCATGTTTCTCTGTGCTGGCAGAATCTTGTCTTCTTTAACCTTTGCCTCGATGAAGCTCTTAATTTCTGCTACTTTTTGATTGTCAATAACTTCTTGAGCTTTCTTTTGTGTTTCTTGAGCTGCTGCGTCTTTAGCCCTGACATCAGCTACAAACTTCTCAAGGTCTTCTTTGTCTTTAAACTGACTTAAAAGATCAAGTGCGCTTTTGTATTTTTCCACTTCTATAGCTTGTGTTTTTAGCGCGTCCTGTTGCTTCGCTAATTCCACCTTTTCTGATTCCAGCGCTGTTTTATCGGTTGTAAAAACTGCTAGTTTTTCGTTGACATCCGCTTGTTTAGCAGCAATGTCCGCTTCTAGTTTTTTTAATTCTTCTTCGTTCACCTTATAATCCTCCTTTAACGTATACTCTAATATTTGCACCGCGTCGGCTTTTTTATCGTTAGCTACCGCATACAAGGCCATAACATCATGTAATGTCGTGACAGCGGGTGTGTCTCCGCCTAAAAGCGCAACGGCTTTGAGTACTTTAGGATAAGTTTTTTCATCTTTTCCTGTTTCCTCGGGTGTGGCTTTATAATTTATATATATTTCACAGCTAACCCGTTTATAAGCTTTAGCCTTAATAAGCTCGTATATAATCTTAGGCACATCTTCGAAATCAGCAAGTAGTTTATTGCCTACGATATAAAGGTTTGTTATCCACCCAGCTGCTGGCAGACCGTCTTCTTGTAAAAGAGCTTGCTTTTCATCGTGCCCTAACTTTAGATATGGTTTTACACGTTCGCTAAGCTCAATAAAAGAGTCGACTATTTGCTGTAAATCTTCGAGTGTAAATGTTTTATCGTTCCACGTG